CATACCAGCTAATTCGTATGACATTCTTGGCAGTGTCATCATGATCTTTTTGTTCAAGTCAGGATCACTTTGTAGACGCATCACATACAATTCTTTTGTTGCATAGTCTATGGGAACAAGAAATCTCTCTTGTTCAGATAAATCAGGATTATAACGAACCAAATTGATGTTATTGAAAAGATCACCAAATGCAAGGGAAATCTTGCGTATCATTCTATAATATGTTGTATTAGACATTAGATACCACCAATCGGATTGGTTTCTGTATTAACTATGATTGTGCTTGCTCCAGTCTCAATTACTTTATTGTCATATGATTCAAAATTTGCTGGAGATTGCAATGGATCATATGTTGTCATGATGTATATTGCATTACTTGTTTGACCAATCATTACGGTATTAGCCACAAATTGACCTGAAATATTTGTAACCGATAATGTATTTTGTGACGGTATCCATGTTTGCACAGTTGCTTTTGTGAAAGCATTTGCAAAGGTATTATCATTAGACTGGAATACAATTTCTTGTAACTGATAAGTTCCAGTTCCTGTACTGGTTGTCAAGTGCAATGTATAAGCAGAATCTGTAACCACTTGATCGATTTCTGGAACACCAGTTGTGATAACTTCTTGTGAATATTTGAATTTCTCTAGATGCAATTCATAGAAGTATGGGTTTTTTCTACCTAATGTATGAAAATCTTTGTCTTGGTCTGCAAATGTGATTTCATACAATTCACCATAACCATTCAAGAAAGGCACATAAACCAAATCACCTTCTCGTGGTCTGGTAAATGTATTCTGTGGAACTCTTTCTGAGAATGCTCTTCTTGATATGATGACAGTAATTCTGTTTCTAATTTCCAAACCAAACTTTGAGAAGAACTCTTTTTCACCACCATATTCTTCTGATGAAGACAGGTACATTTCAAATGGAAATGCAGTTGCAAATTTCTTTACTGGATCTTCACCATATAACAAATCTCTTGCAGCATCGTTATCGTTAGGCAAATAGTATCCAGAGAAACCAGTAATCTGAATACTCTCTATAATCAAATCTTCTACTAAGCGTTGTTCATTGTACCTAGCGTTGTAATTATTAAAATATGGTGATATTGGCATCTTAGTTTAGGAACCATTCAAGAGGTCCACCGTAGTTAGTTTCCATCTCATGATGAAGTGCTGTAATCTCTTCTTGCGCCTCATCATAGGTTTCTTTGCCATTTAATGTGACACCACCAGGCAACTGGATACCACCAAATTTTTTCATGTTGTTGCCCCAAGTTCGCTTGATCAGGGCTGTAGTATATTCTTTGAGCCAACGATCATTCCACATGTTTGGATACAGGCTAGGATCAACTGCACCATAACATTCTGATACTACGATCTGCCCAACAGGGGCTTCGTATGGACCCCATCCCCAATCGATAAACAATCTTTGCATCGATCTATTCCAACGAATAGGAACTTCACCAGTAAACTGAAGTTCTAATGATCGCAAATGTTGTTGTGTCAATGTATAGTTGATGTAAGATGCAGAAGTAAAATCATACAATTCATTCAAACGAAGTTGATATCTCAAGTCAAACATATTGATTGTTGCTTGAGAGTCTGACAAAGGAAATATTCTTGAGATACCAATTATTTCGACATTATTATTGTTTGCATCGACTGCTTGAGTTGCATCAAGATACTTATTGTTGATATCTGTTTGTGTAATTGCATGAATCCAATAGAATTTTTGTGTACCATCAAAATGGTAATCTTGCCAATATTGGATGGCGTCATCTACTCGATCTTGGATTTGTTGTTCGTCAACGTTGATATCAATAACAGGAGCACCTAATCTACGGAGACAATAAGCAATAAAATCTTGTCTATTTGTTATTGTAGACATAATGAATATCCTTTATGTGTCTTTTGTTTTTTAGGCAATATGCTTTGAAATCATTTCTATTAGTTATGGTAGCCATAAATTGTCCTTCTTAGTATAGAAGATATTTATGTAAAAATATTAGCTGGCGGCAGCTTTGATAACCACATACTGAATTACGGGCGCTTCGGCAGTAACGGTAGAAATACTTCTGATTGTCACGTTAGCGATACCTGCACCAGTGTTAGCGTTTAATGTATAATTACCAATAGTTCCACCAGACCAATGAGACATCATAAGAAAATCATTTGCAGAAATTGAAGAGTTGGTAAATGTAAATGTGTTTGATGTTGTATTTGCCATTGCTTGGCTTACTAGTGTAATTCTTCCCGTTGGGTTATTCAACGTAACACCAGTTGTTCTGTTAGTGGCTTGTGTTACAACACCCCCAGAACCAGTAATATATCCTACACCAGTATTAGAATAGACTGTTCCACCAACAATTAATGTGGAATCTATATTTGCTGTACCGTATATTCTTGTATTTGATTGTAATTTTGCCATAGTATTTTATTTAGTTTGTGTTTTTAGAAACCAGTGACTTCATCAAAATAACCACCTAGCTGAAGTGTGCCGGTATTTAATAATCTTTGCACAGTATTAATTGTAAATGGACTCAAATTATTACTTGTTGGTGAAGATACTTGAGATATTGTCAGATTGTTATTGCTAGAGTCTAAAAACGCCGCTCCAGTTCCATAAGAAGTATTTAACAATACAGAAGTATTTGCAGCAGGAATTAATGGTGCATTTGGTGGTGTAAAGTTATTAGTATAAAGCAACGAACCTATGGTTAATCTAAAGTTGCTGATATACCCCGGAAAATAATATTCATAACTTGGTCGAGCATACCCTATAGTATATGGAGTGATCAAAGTCCAAGTACCAGCAGTGGCATTAGTTGTGCTTAATGCAACACCATTGACATAGATTAACCAAACACCTGCCGCAGTGTGAGTTACTGCTACATGATACCATGTGTTCAGTAAAAAATTATAATTTGCACTGATGTTAACTTGACCATAAGCATTTATAGAAGTGTAAGAACTTATTGTTCCTGCAAGATATAAAGAAAAACCTTGATTAGATGTATTAACTGCACCAAAAATACATGATGCATAAATTCCACTAAAACCGGCAGAATAAGCAGTCAAATATATGTAAGCCTCCATAGTCCAATTGGCACCAGATAAAGTTAAACCAGTGCCCGGAAAAGACAGATATTGGCTGCTACCATTAAACTGTATGCTACCTGACGACATAAACACTTCATCAAGACTACCACTAACTTGCATTAGACCTGTATTCAATATTCTTTGTATTGTAGTTGTTACAGGTGATGAAGAAACACTTATCACATTGTTGCTCTGAGTAACTGTTAAATTATTGGTACTACTATCCGAAAATGTAGCAGTATTTCCTACATTATATGGAGTATTCAATAATAATTTAGTATTTGAAACGGGAAGTAATGGTGCAATAGGGACTGTAAAATTGGAATTATAAAGTGCAGACCCAACCACTAATCTAAGATTAGTTATATTTCCATCAAAAAATGTTGGACCATCATTACCTCCCGCATCTGCAACATATAAACTTGATTGTATACCACCATCTATACTAGAAGTATATGTTGCAGAATTCGAAGATTGAGTTCCATTGACAAAACAATTTATTGTATTTGCATTGCGAACAAATGCAATATGATTCCATGCATTTGATACATTAGTCGGTCCCGTATTCAAAAATAATGAACCATTGAAAGCATTCAATACAAAACCATTTGCGGCATCTGTCCTATTAAAAAATAGCCCCCATGCATTGGCTACAAATGCAGAATTGTAATTTCCCACAATTATGGGATATGTTGTCAATTTACTTGTTTGATATGTCCAACATTCCAATGTAAAGTTATTGGAGCCAATTGTTGTTGTGGATGAATTGGCTATAGTAAGATATTGATTGCTTCCATTAAATTGTAAACTGCCGGGAACCATAAATACTTCATCAAAATTACCATTTACCAATAACGTGCCAGAGTTGGCTAATCTGCTTACTCTTGGGGTTGAGTTGTATGTAAAGACAATAATACCCTGCCCACCTGCGCCTGCACCCGAAGACCCACCTGCACCACCTGCTCCACCATAATTTGTTCCATTACCACCGATCGAAGTTCCACCACCGTTTAATGCGCTGCCTCCACCCCCACCACCCGGACCTGCGGTTGTTCCATCAGAAGTCTGAGTCCATATACTACCAGTTCCACCATTAGCACCATTGAAATTAGTTGAACCTTCCCCACCACCTCCCCCACCACCAGTACCTGTAGTGCCAGCTTGCGCTACGACGCTAGAAGTAGCACCAGCACCACCACCAGTACCACCTCCAC